AATTGGCATTGCCGTTGATCTGGCATCTAATCCAAAAACTCTTCAAGCTTATGTAGATGGAGCTTTAATTAACAATGAATTTGGCAACAGTTGTTGCAAAACCTTTTCGGTTTGCTTCAATTACAGGAAATGCTTCAGGCACTTATTTAAGTGTCAACTACGGTCAGCAACCATTTGTTGCTTCTAACGTCACCTACGACCAAGATGCCGGTACTGTTGAAATTGGTGTTGATACTTACAACACCTTGTTCGAATCAACGTCAGACTCCTTAGCAAGGATGAAGTTGTCATACTCCAGAGCTGGTGACTATCAAATGATTAAATCATTGGAAGCTGCATTCCGTGAATATAAGAATCAGGTTGAATCTAGAAAAACTAGTATTCTATCTGCTAGAGAATCAGCTAGAACTAAATTGTATGCATTAGGTCTTAGCATCGATGAAGTAGATGCATTAGTAGCTAGTCTCTAATCTCTTATTCGTTACACTCATATTGTACACAAATATAGAGTCCTTGTCAAGTACGAGGACTCTATTTCTATATAAATACTAGAAAAACAGAAACAAAATGTCTTATCTATCTGATGGTCCCTTTAACTACAACAGATTCAATGCCATGGACCAGGCATACAGAGCTCTATATGAGAAGAAGTCCAAGCCTGACTTCCTTGACATGGATAAGGATGGTAACAAGAAAGAGCCTATGAAGAAGGCTATTAAAGATAAGGAAGTGAAGGAGTGGATTGAATCCCAAGTACAAGGGGGCTACGACCTCTCTGAATACACTTACGAGGAGGTCAAGACCATCTTTACTGAAGGTGGTATGCCACCCTGGTTGAAGGACAAGGAAGAAGGTGGTGACGATAAGAAGGACGACAAGAAGTCTGACAAGAAGGAAGGTAAGAAGAAGGACAAGTGTGAGTGTAAGGAAGAAGTGCTAGAATACCTTGTACAAGAAGGTTTTGCTTCTAATGAGGTATCTGCCGAAGTTCTATACAACCACATGTCTGAGGGTTGGAGAGAGCACCTAGAGGAGGTTTCTGAAGGGTATGGTAAGAAGATGAAGAAGGATAAGAAGTGAGTAGTTGACAAACTACCATAAATACTGATATACTTGACTTGTTCAACAACTAAAGTATGACCGTAGAGGAAGTAAAGGCAGAAGTTCAACTTCTTAACCTAGAAAATATTCGTAAATATCCCTGTTCTAGGTCCAAAGTAGACGACTTCTACTCAATGTGGAGTCGTTTTGGACCTGAAGCAGCACGTACGATTATGATTCCTCCTATTTGGGAGGGTCAAACCCCCCTACCCAGTGAGGTTTTTGATGTCTGAACCTCAAGTGGAGCTGATGTACAAGGCTCCAGGTAGAGAAGAACACCAAAGTTTAGTAGAAATACTAGATGAAATCTTCAATACACTTGAAAACATTACCAAACGTTTGGAAATTCTAGAAAAACAATGAGACAGTATGCAAACCAGTCCCAATCAGGGACCATTGCGAGTTCAGTTGGACGAAAAGAGACGATTGACAACGTAGTTGATCGTGTTATGATGATTGCTCAACGACTTGTAAAGCTTGAAAAGACAGTAGAAAACCAAAATCTACGTATTGAAAAGCTACAGGAAGAGTTAAAAGCAGCAAAAACAACCAAACCTGCTGCTACCCGCACCACTAAGACCACTAAAACTGAGGCAACCAAGTAATTATGGCAAGAATCTTCTCTAAATCTGGGGAAACACAGATCATTCCTCATGAAAAGAAGACGTATCAAGGTCAGAGTAAGAACACAAAGTACTGTCCCCGTGGATCTAGACCTCGTCGTAAGCCTTACAAGGGACAAGGCCGTCGATAAATACCAAAAACCCCCTGCATGCCATGGCTAACAATCCAAACCCTGAGTTTATTCAGGAGATTATGGAGAATGATTACGGCACTAGAGTCTTAATCACAGACCCTAAGTCCGATATCTACCTTGAACAACACAGGAAACGACAACTCAAACAGAAGTTTACACAATGGTTTGAGAAAAATCAAGAAAATTGATTATAAATATGAGGGTAACCCCCTCATTTTTTATGGCAATCGAATTAAGCCGTAAAGTTAAGAAGTTTGTTGATATTTCACTGTCATTTGAGCCCAATCCGCTCACTGGTGACCTTTCAACCATCACTAATGAGAGGGCAATCAACAATTCTATCAAGAATTTGATCCTTATTAGTCCTAATGAGGTGCCATTCAACAGGAATGTGGGTTCCACAGTCGCATATCTGATGTTTGATATGTGTGATGAACCTACTGCGGGTCTTATCAGGGATGAAATTCAGAGAACTATATCTTATAATGAACCTAGAGTGACCACTGAAGAGATATTTGTCAAAGCAGAACCAGAAAGTAACCAGTTTGTAGTCACAGTCAAGTATAAGATCATTGGTTATGACCAGATTTTCACTACAACACAGATTTTAACCCCTACCAGATAGTCTATAAATAACTCAAAGTAAGAAACTGGGAAATTGGCAGGTCCTATACAACTGACAGAGGTAGATTTTGAGGAAATTAAGACAAACCTTATCAATTACCTAAAGTCAACCAAACAGTTCACTGATTACGACTTTGCAGGTAGTAACCTACAGGTGATTTTGAACCTGATTTCTTATCAGGCTCAATTGAATGCGTATTCTACCAATCTAATTGCCAATGAATCCTTCCTGCACTCTGCATCCATCAGGAAGAATGTAGTTTCCAATGCCAGGTCCATTGGATATATCCCAACCTCTGCTAAGTCTGCCCATACACTCATTGACTTTCAGTTTCAACTAGAGTCAACGGACTATCCTAGTGGGTATCCACAGTTTGCAACTATCAAGCCTGGTATTGCTTTCTCCACTAATACTGGTAAGAATAACTATATCTTCAATGTTTTAGACTCACAGGTTGCTGCTTTCAATAACAGTGGACTGGTCACTTTCACCAATGTCCCTGTTTATGAGGGAACTTATCTAACTCATACCTTCGAAGTAGATCAGACAGACTACAACCAAAGGTTTGTCTTAGAGAACCCAAATATTGACACGACCACCATCAGAGTAGAAGTTCAGGAAGAACCATCAGAAGAGAGAACCTATTTCTACAAGAAAGCAGACAATCTAGTTGAACTTACAGGTGAAAGTAGGATATACTGGTTAGAGGAAGTAGACAAAGGTTACTATGAACTCACATTTGGTGATGGATACTTTGGTAAGGCATTAAAGGATGGTGGGAAGATATTTGTCTCGTATCTGGTCTGTGGTGGTCCAGAAGCGAATGGTATTCAGGGCACTAACAATTTTAACTTTGTGGGTGGAGCTTTTGATTCTAATGAGACCAGGATCCTAGAGCCATGTGAGGTTATTACAGTCTCTACAACTGAAGGCGGTGCTGTAGTTGAGTCAGTGGATTCAATCAAGTTCAGAGCACCTAAGGAATATGCAGCACAGAACAGATGTGTCATTGCACAGGACTATGATGCACTGATTAGAAAGGTATTCCCTGCTGTTGATGACATCTATGTGTATGGTGGTGAAACACTAGAGATTCCACAGTTTGGTAGAGTGTATGTTGCAATCAAACCATCCACTGGTGATACACTATCTGCCATCACAAAGAACTACATCAAGAAGTCATTAGACCCGTATAGAGTCGCATCACTGGATATTGTTCTTGTAGACCCAGATGTCTTGTATGTGGAGATTGATTCACTAGTCTATTATGATGAGAAGACGACTTTGAAGGATGCAAGTGCTATTATTGCCTCCGTTCAGGATACACTAAAGGGATATATCGAAGCAACTGCCACACCTAGATTTGGTGGTGTATTGAGATACTCTAAGTTGATTGGTATTATTGATGATGCTGATGTTGCCATCACTAGGAACAATACATCCTTAAGAATGAGGAGGGACATGAGAATTGTTCCTAATACCCTAGCAACCTATGAGATTTGTTTTGAACAACCCATTCAGGAGAATAAGGAAGAGACAGTCCTGTATTCCACTGGGTTTAGATTGGAACTAGAAGGTTCTCTAGACCAAAGAGTGTTCTACTTCGAGAATGATCCTAAGACTGTCAGGTATGAAACTACAGAAGAGAGAAACCTGATCTCTGACATCTATGCCTTCTACTTCAATGAGTTTAACGAGAAGGTAAGAGTCAACTTCTACAAGAACAAGTATAATGAACTCGTAGTCATTGATGAGGTTGGTGAGGGACAGGAAGTCACTCCATTTGGTATGATGAGCTTTACAACAGGTGAAGTTAGAATTGCATACCAGTTCAGGAATGGTATCAACATTGTCAATACTGTCCTAGACAATAACAAGATTGAGATTAGAGCAATTCCACAGGAACTAGACATCATTGCTAAGGAGTCTGTGTTCCTTGAGTTGGATGTTGCCAAATCTGACATCAACTCAGTGGTGGACCTGCAACTAGGCGGAAGTTAAGATGAAGAATAACCAGATTGTAACCCCCTCTTCACAGGTAGATTCTACTTTACCTCTATGGATTAGAACACCTGATGTCGTAATGGACAGAGGTGTAGAAACTAGACTTGATGGTCAAACCATCACTAGAAACAAGTATAGAAGTGAGAACCATAAGAACTTTGTCAACTTTATGACAAAGTCTGCTGAGTCAGAAGAGAGGATTGGATTTGGTCAGGACATTCTACAGAACCTATTAAAATACAGGGACTTTGACACATACAAGAACAAGATTGTTCAATACAACTATTTGGCGAATGATGGACTAGTTGGTGTAGATGGTGTTGAGTTTGACAGTCTAACCACTGCAGAAGGTGAGAGTGTTTTATCCGCAGTTCCTTCAGGTGATGCCTATGACATCATGAGTGGTGTCAGCAACGAAGAGGCAAAGAGAAGATATGCTTTGAAAGCTGAAGAAGAGGATGTTCTTGAGTTGGTTGATGGGTATGGGTTCCCCGAAGAGAATGGAGTTATCTTGATTGATGACGAAGTTATCCTTTACAGAAGAAGAGAGGGTAATAGATGTTTCAATCTACAAAGAGGTGCTTCTGCTACCACTATCCTACCCACACTGAGATCTAGGGGTGAGTATGTAAGAACAGAACCAGCCAATCATTATGCAGGATCGGTTGTAGTCAACCTTTCAGTCCTGTTTCTTGTATCTTTACTTGATACTATTCATAAGACCTATGCAGAGGACATTGACTCTAGTAGAGTGGCACCTGAGATCAATAGGTCTACCCTATTACAGAACATTAAGGACTTCTTCAGGTCTAAGGGTTCCAAGTTAGGTATCAAGGCACTATTCAAGGTCCTTTTTGCTGAAAATGATGTAGAGGTGTTCTATCCTGGCGACAGGATGATCAACCCCTCTGAATCCACTTGGTCAGAGAACCTTATCATCAGAACTGTCCCCATTCCCTTCGTCTTTGCAGATCCAGAGGACAACTACACTACACCCGAGAATGTGATTGGGTCAGAGATTCTATTCAAGTCATATTTGGATGACGAATTGTATGCTAGGTCCTATGTGGACTATGCAATGACCTATCAGTATGAAGGTCAGACACAATATGAGTTATACCTCAACAAAGATGAGTTTGAGGGTGACTGTCCAGTCAACACCTTCACCTACTTGACTAGGAAACTGTTTATTTCTGGTTATGGTGCCCCTGTTGACGAGAGGAAGGACACACTAACAGTCACTGTGGAGTCAACACTTGGATTCCCTGATCAAGGTGTCATCTTCATTGACAACGAAGCAATTTACTACTCCAGCAAGACCCCAAACCAGTTCTTGGGTTGTAAGAGAGGATATATTGGTGTAAACACCACCCACAACAAGGGTTCCTATGTTTATGGTCCATATTATGTGGAAACTAGGATTACAGACAAGGAAGGTGATACTTATGTGTCAAGATCCTGGCCCATGGGTCTTGTAGACAGTGTAGACATCAAAGAACCTGGTTTACTTCATAGATTGGAAGATATTATCAATGTCAATGATGAAAATGGCAAGGATATGCCGGGAAGAGTGGATCCTAGAGAACCTATCCTCTGTCAGATCAGAAATGAGGAATTTAAGAGTATTTTCTCCATTAGTTCACATGACACTTCAGTAATGGGTCTTAGGGATGATGATCCCAACTCAATTCTGAACCTTAATGGTTATTTGTCGGAATTTAACCTTCCATCAGAGTTAGAAACATCACTACACTACACATTCACTGAAAACTACAATGATGAACTAGTTTTTCAGATTACAACTGAACCAGAGAGACTTGCATTTGTAGGAGACATCACTTGGGGTCCAGATGGGATCTATTTTGATGATGAGTATGTTTTTGTGTCATCTAGTGGGTTCCCAGAGACATCTGTTGGTTTCTTTACTATCAATGGTCTAGTTCCAGAGGAACAACTGGTAGGACCTGATATGAAACCAGTTCATGTCATTTCTGTTATTCCTAGAAGAGAAAAGATCCAACCTAACTTCACAGAACCCAAGGGAACTGATACTATTGGTGTTTTTGTGGATGGTGTCAGAGCATTTAGTGCCACATCACCAAATAACTACAAACAAGGTAAGATTGGACACTTTGAGGTGTTGAAAGGTGGACAGGGATACAAAAACCCATCTGTGGTCATCACACCACCCAGATCTACTGCTGAGTGTGTTGTAGACCCTGTTTTTGGAAGTATTTTGGAAGTTAAGTCCACATCTGTTGGTGATTACAATGATGACCCTATCGTAAGGATTACGAGTGGTGAGGGTGCTATTCTTGAGCCAAGTTTTGACAGATACGGAAGAATTGAAAATGTAAGGGTGATTAACGGTGGTCAATACTACATTGATCCACCTACTATAACTGCTGTCGACAGAACTGGTGTAGGTAAGGGTTGTTTGTTGAAATGTGAGGTTAGTGATGGTCAAATCACTAATGTTTTAGTGATTAACAGAGGTATTGACTATAATGCTAATGCAACTAACATTGTAACCACTACAGAGGGTTCTGGGGCAGATGTGAAGGCAGTAACTGAGTTCTACTCCAGAAACAGGTATGAGGAAGTCGTTAGAAACCAATATTGGGTATTTGATGACGGTGGTGGGTTTTTATACGAACAACAACCAGGTAGAACGAGATCTTTGTATGGATATGTTGCAGCACCACCATTATTAAGAAAAAGGTTGGAGGATGATGGATCTGATCACTCTCCTATCCTAGGATGGGCTTTTGATGGATGTCCCATCTACGGTCCTTATGGTTTCTCAAATAATACCAACAATGATCAAGGTGTTGAGAAGCAAGTCAGTGCATACAGAAAAAGGAAGAGTAGACTCGGTGTAGTGCCGGGTGGATCCACTACACCAGGATCTAACCCTCCATCACCTGGTGATTTCGCTATGGGTGAGTTTATTGAGGATTATTAT